ACGGAGACAAAGGATTACCTTTGACAGTATGTTTGAAATCGTTTCTTCGACCAATCATGGCACTACGAATAGAAGAACGGCTCTCTCCAATAGCAAACACACCTTCTTGCAAGTGATTTGCTTGGCCAACAGGCGGATTTTCAAAAAGTCCATAGACATAACATCCAGTTTGTCTCTTCGTGAATCCCCACAAATCAGAATGTTTTTGTTCAATTTGATACCATTGGGTCCATGATTCAACAATATTTTCATCAAACAATGAATCACAATTAAGCCAATTTAAGCCTTCTCTTTGAAATGCCTTTTTCAAAGAATACACAAAGAAATCAACATCTTTCAAAGACTCTAGATTCTTTTTTAGTTCATCGACTTTTAAACCACCGCCACCGGAACCACGAAATACATTTTCAATAAAAATTTCTTTCTTGTTCATTTGCAAACACAATCTATCAGTTGTAGTCCGTGTTGCTATACTTCATCAGTTCGGTGATTTCTTCCATATTCATTTGATAGACGGGAATGACGGCTTCCTGTTTGATAGGAATACCTATCATTTTAACGCCATACTTTGTCGTGTATTCAATTGTCTTATATTCAGAAGGAACAATTCTGTACACCCAACCATCGGAATAGTGGCGAAATTTCACATGTGGAACAGAAACAATGTAGAGTACATCCACATTTCTGCATTTCCTCAGTTGATTAGGTCGGAACGAGAAACAGTCTTTAAAGACAAAAGGTGATTCAGTTTTCACTTCAACCTTTTTACCATCAACAAGCATGTCTTTTTCCGAATCAAACTTATTGACGGAGTGTTCAATCACTAAACCTGGATGTAGGCGATTCAACATGTTCGTAACAACTTTTTCACCCATCAAACCCAACTCATTCATCTTTTCTTCGCGTGTCATTTGCATAATAAACCTCAACTAAATTCACATTCAATCATAAACTCGGTCAAACAAGCCATCATATTGATTTCTTGATCGGCCACAAAAGCAGATTGGTACTGATACTTTGAAAGAATCAGAACTGCTTGTGGAACACTATCTGGTGTTAGAAATTCAGACAGGCGGTCATAAATTGACCTCAAAATTGAATTAGGATCATTGTCCAGATTGTTCGTGACCCACTTACGAGCGCCACCAAAATCTTTCTCTTTGATGGACTTTATGAGTGTTACAAGGTTTGCGTCGGCAATGGAAGAAAGAATACCCTTGTCAATCTGACCCTTAACAGCATAGCGTTGCAGTTCGTTTAGAATTCTGCGATTGTCTGGAAAGTGTTTGGTGATAACAGAAGCAACAACTTCTTTTTCATAAGCCACACTCTCTTGTTCAAGAATCCATTCCACACGCTTGAAGAATTGTGTGGCCATCTTTGCCTTTTGTCCGTTTTGAATTTTAAAATCAATAACGGAACAACGAGAGTGTAGAGGCGCAATGATGCGGTTCTTAAAGTTGCAAGTCAAAATGAAGGAACAGTTATGAGCAAACTCTTCCATAAAGTTACGCAATGCTGGTTGAACCGATTCAGCATTGGTATAATCAGCCTCATCAATAATGACGACCTTACGGCCGCCAGACAAACTCATTGATGATGCATAGTTTTTGATTTTTGTTCGGAAGGTTTCAATAAGACGGCCTTCGTCCGAACCGTTGATAACGATGTAATCACATCCAACTTCTTCACATAGGGCTTTTGCGATTGTAGTTTTGCCGACCCCTGCGGATCCAGCAAGTAGCAAATTTGGGATTTCTTCTCTGTTAACATATTCCTGAAAAGTAGTTTTAAGATTCTCTGGAAGAATACAGTCCTCAACTTTATGGGGACGATACTTTTCCACCCACAGCATTTGTTCGCTCATTCACATTCTCCATAATATTATTTTCCCAAACTCAGAAGTTTGGGCTTAAAAGTATAACCAACCACAGCGGTTGGTTATACAACATAAACTCACTTGATTTCTGTGACACCAAGGTATAATGCTTCGAATTCATTATCCTCGGTTACTTCTTCTTGGAAAGATTGTTTGTGATGTGCTTTCGCCATACGGCGGAGAACTTTCTTGGGAATCTTATGTGCATCATACATTGCGTCCATGATATCTTTGATGGCTTGCTTATGTGATTCAATGATAGTCATTTCATTCGAAATTTCGGACAAAGAATCTTTGATCGCCTTCAGATCATCTTCGGCAAATGTGCCATACAAAGTATTAATTGCAGTCATAATTAGCCCTCATGTTTAGAGCCAGTTTCAGCCATGACCCAGTATTCAATTGGAACTGTTGTATTCTTAAAGTGTGCAATGCCTTTGGCAGAAATTTTAACTTCATATGCACCTTCAATGAAACGAAGATTTTCTGTTGCAAAAATCATACGATATTTACCATTGGCGGTCACAGACAGATCGGTTGTATTAACATCAGCCGAATCGTCTTTAGCATCAAAAGTTTGAATCTGAACCTTCTGGCCATCGGAAACAAAAGCGATGTTTGGAGAACTCAGAGCAGAAGCCATTTTTGTGACCCAATTGATTTCTTCTGAAGTCAAAGAGAATTTAATTTCGGGATCGCCCATGTTAATTTTCTTGTCTGGTGGAACAAGAATAACATCTTTAGATGCTTTGCGATAGTTAGTTTTACTACGACCACCAAAAGTTTTAATGATGATATGCTTATCATCAAACTCAATTTCAGGATTATCCTTCTGTAGGGAAATTACTCCCAAGAATTTGTTCAAGTCGTAGATACCAAACTCATTATCAAAACTTTCTGGCAACTCAGCGCGAGCCAGAATGTTCTTCTGTTTAGAAATAGTTTCTACAACATTACCCTTCTTGACATAGATGCCCTCATTGATAATTGAGAAATTTTTCAACACAGATAGAGTGTTAGTGGATAGTTTCATTACAATACTCCTTCAATAGATTCATTCATTATATTCACACCAAAAGAATTTGTCAAGCACGACACAACTTTCTTTTTTAATTGTTCCTTTGTTCCGTTGTTTTCAATAACATAATCAATTTCGGAACCGACCCAACCCCATTCTGAAATATGAACGCCAGACATATTTTGCATCCAAGACAACGCATGAGTATCCCCACGGTTTGCCTTATTTGCAATGTCATACCAATGTGGCTTAACGCCTCGCTGGACTTCAATCAGAATGCCACCTTCTTTTTGAAGCATTTTCATTTCATTTGGAAAACGAACATCTGTGATTACAAAGTTTTCCACACCACAAGACATTTGTTTGTGCATTTCCAACTTTGCTTTGATAACCCAAAAATCTTCATGGAAGACATTGCGCCCAACTTCAGTTCCCATCAGTTGAAGCGCAAGTCTCGGAGTGAAATCTTTTTTGAATTCTTGTGACCAATATTCATCACGCTTTTCACGAAAAATTCTGGACTCTTCCGTATCACCTTCTAAAAGATCTCTTGGCCAACCGAACATATCGGCGGTCACATCTTTTAGTGGTGATGCGAAACTTAGGTGTTGAAATCCAGTTTCTTTCAAAATATCACCAACGGTTCCTTTTCCCGAACCGATAAAGCCGAGAACGCCGACAATCATTTGGTATATGTTCCTTGGTTACGAGAATCCCAAATCAATTTACCGGCAGACATTTGTTGAAGTTTATATTTGGCAACCAGACGGCGCTCTTTATATTCTTCAAAACTTTCATTTTGCAACCGCTGAGGAGCAAAAAGAGAATCTGTATCTACCTTGGTTTCTTTTGATTCTTCTTGTACTACATCGTCAATCACATACTTGACTTCATCCATCACATCTCTCCAACAAAGTTGGCTACAGCAGGCATATCACCATGGAAATGATAAGTGCCGATATGTTGTGTTTTCATCCACGGGCAGAGCCAAATTGAACCACCTAGTTTACGCCACAATTGGCAGAACATATAATCTTCCGACAGATAACGATCAGAGCCGCCGCCTGTAGCAGATTCTTTTGTATCAATGATTGTGTCAAAGAATGCGTGAATGTAACGCGAGCCATCAAAGTGTGCTTGGCCAACATGGTCAGGCTTATAACGCAATTGAGGGTAGGCCTTTTCCATACGAGGGAAAACTTCACGATTAATCATCATAAAGCCGGTACCAATTTCCAAAACTTCAAGTGGATCGGAAACTGAAAACTGTGCGGTGCCTTTAACAGGATTGAAAACGAAATCACCGGCAACTCGCTCAAGTGTTCCTGGTTCAATATCAGGATGCATTTGAACTGCCTTCTTAACAGAACGCCACTTAATAGCCTTCTTTGGATAAGGACCACCAATAATGTCTTTGTCGAGGGCCAACATTGCAATCACATCTTGTGGATTGAAGTTGATATCCGAATCAATGAACAACATGTGTGTGCAATCAGAACGATTTAGGAATTCATCGACAAGATAATTTCTAGCCCGTGTAATTAGCGATTCATTGAAAAGGAAAGAAAATTTGATATTAATTCCGTATTGAATGCACATGCCTTGAAGGTCAAGGCAGGCTTTCATATAGAGTCCGTGGTTCATTCCGCCATACATGGGCGTAGCCACAAATAAACTCTTCTTTCTAAGTTCTTCTGTTTTAATTTGAATTTCCATTTTCACTCCGGAATAAAAAAAAAGGAGAGACCACCGATGGTGGTACTCTCCTTCGTCAGGCTATAATTAGATAGCTTGGGGACGAACGCCATTGGCACGGCATTGTGCCTTGAAGCTCTTGGAAGGATTTCCAAGGCGATAAACAGCAACCTTGCTACCATCAGCGCGTTGTTTGGTGTTGGTGTAGATTGCGTAGCCTTCTTGACGAAGCTCAGAGATACGAGCGGCGACATTGTGGATACCAAAGCGGGCACGGGCTTGTGCTACGCTGAAGGTGTTGTATCCGTCTTTCTTAGACAGGAAGGACAGAAGGCGTTGTTTAGCAGACATTTTCATAATAACTCCATATTAAGGTTAAACACACTCGCTTGACAGCGAGAATTCATATCATACTATTATGTATCGAACTTGTCAACA